CGGGTACGGCGCCCGTGCCCATTCTGCGAGGGGACGGGGGTCAGCCCCGTGCCGTTGGGCCGGAGCCCCCTCAAGCCCAAGACCTTACCTCCGGACGACGACTGGGGGGACTGCCCCACGTGCCGGGGGGAGGGCGTGGTGCGGCTTTCCCTGGACGAGGACACCGAGGAGGTTCTCCGGGCCATGACCCCGGAGGGCGCGGCGGACATCTCCTGGGACTGGCCCCCCGAGCTCTACAGCGGGGACCTGGCCCAGGAGTTCGGCCTTTTGGACGAGGGCTACGACGGGCAGGAGGCCCGGTAGCGAATGCCCATAAGGGGCGAAAGGAGGAACCATGGGGATCTTTAAAGGAGTGGTAGTGCAGCAGAACGGCGAGTTCACGGTCAGGGAGCCCGGGACCTACGAGTTCCGACTGGTGGAGGTCCAGGCGGGCCTCCGGGACACCAAGTTCCAGGAGGAGCCCAAGCCCGCCCTCCGCTTCATCTGGGAGGACGAGGAGGGGCGCCTCTCCGACGTCGTGAACATCCCCGCCCTGGTTCGGCTGCCCAGCGGGGAGTACGGCCTCCGCTGGAACGAGAAGGCCCGCTTTTGGGAAATCGTGGGCGCCCTCTGGGGGCGCATCGTGAACGAGGAGGACGCCCCGGCCCTGGAGATGGACATCCCCGGGGTGAACTCCCCCGAGGACCTGGCCCGGCTTCCCCACTTCTTTGTGCCCGACCAGGAGCCCGTGCGGGGGGTGGTGATCCGCGTGGGCGGCGAGGTCATCAGCGAACCCGGGCGGCCCGTCCTGGTCACCGTGGCCAAGCGGCCGGGGCAGAACCGGGAGGTGAACGTCATCACCGGGTACGCCCCGGTTCCTCGGCGGAAGACCAAGGCCCAAGCCGCCAAGGTCGCCGATTCCCTCTGGTGATGGCTATGGCCCACCGCGCCCTTTACGACCCTGAGCCGCACAGGTGGAGGTACCGGTCCTTCTCTCCCACGGCGGTGCGGTGGGCCAGGATAGCCCTCGAGGCCGAAGGTTTTGAGGTGGAGAGCCACGCCGCCCTTCTGGAGGAGGGCATCCTCCTGGCGGCGTGGCACCCCACCCGGCGCGAGGGCTACCTCCTGGACACCCACGAGGTGCGTTTGGTGGCCCGCTACGGTCCCGAGGTCATTCGGAAGGGGTTTCTGCGGGGCTACGTGCGGAACAACGCCAACCGGGACGAGCCCGGCTACCTCATCCGGCGCTACGCCGAGGCGGCCCTGGCCCGCATCGTCAACGAGTTCAGGCAGGAGGCCACGCCCGGCAACCGCAACAACGCCCTGAACCGCATGGCCTACCGGCTGGGAAGGCTGGTGGGGGGCGGGCTCATCTCGGAGGAGGAGGCCAGGGAGCTCATCTTCGGGGAGGCCTCCTCGGTGTTCGCCCCGTCGGAGCGGGGTGAGGTGGAGGGGACAGCGCGGTCGGGCCTGGAAGCCGGGAAGAAGCGGCCCGCTACCCCAACGTTCCGGCCCCGTGGCGGTAGGAGGAAAGGATGGAAGCCGGAGCTGTAACCCCATCCGAGATGAGCAAGGAGGCCGCTTTGGCCTACCTGCGGGACGAGTGGGGCTGGCCCGGTCTGCAGGAGATTCGCCGCTACCTCTCCACTCCCCCCCGCTACGTGGCCGTGGTGAACGGCCAACACGTGGAGCTGGGGACGGCGGAGGCGTTGCTGAACCAGCGGCGCTTCCGCCTGAGCGTGTTCCAGTCCACCCATCACCTCCTGACCTGGGTGGACCAGCGCTACTGGGACACCATCGTCCAGGTCATCGCCCGGGCCACCGTGGACTACGAGGCCCCGGAGGCCGAGGAGCTGGACTGGCTGGTGAGCCTCTTGGAGGCCTACCTGGACGCCTACAAGCCCGCCAGCGAGGAGGACGAAGCCGCTTGGAAGAGCCACGTGCGCATGGAGCTCCCGGTGGAGCGCGGTAGCACCGTCCTGGTGCACGCCACCCACTTGGCCCGCTGGAGCACGGAGAGTCGGGGACAGCGGATCCGCCCCCGGGAGATGGCCTATCTCCTGCGCCGGTACGGGGCGGAGAGCGTCCGGCTGGCGCTGAAGTCCAGCGGGTACGTGCACAGGCGCTACTGGGCCCTGCCCGCTTCCTTGCTGAACGGGCGGGGCGAGGCTGAGACGGATTTCACAGAGGTTGCCAGGTTGCCACTTCTCGGCGAAGAAGTGGCAACCACCTCCGCCTCGTCCAGCACGGAGAAAATGGAGGGCGTTGCCACATTGCCACTTCGTGACGATTCGCGGGGTGGGGACCCGGAAAAAGAAAAAGGAAGTGGCAATGTGGCAACCGGGGGAGAAAAGCGTGTTCTGAACGGCATAAACCCGGTTGCCACTTCTTTTGAGGGAAGTGGCAACCTGGCAACCCCACCGGCCTCAGGGGAGGTAGATGATGACTGGTTCTAGCCGCATACGGGTTTATGGCCCGCCCGGCACCGGAAAAACTACCTGGTTGGCCGGCGAGGTGGAGAAGCTTGTCACAAGTGGGGTGCCTGGAGAGGCCATCGCCGTAGCGTCCTTCTCCAGGGCGGCGTTCAAGGAGTTTACCGCTAGGATCGGCGGGCAGGTGCCTCGGGACAACCTGGGCACGATCCACTCCCTGGCTTACCGCGCCCTGGGCAACCCCGAGCTGGCCCTCACCAAGGAGCGGATCGCCCAGTGGAACGCCCAGGTCCCGGACACGTGGCGGCTGACGCCACGAGTGGACTACCGCGGGAACACCGTGGACGCCCTGGACCCCTACAGCGAGGAGGAAGGAGGCCTCCCCGGCGACCAGATCTACGACCAGCTGGTCTACCTCCGCAACACCATGCGGCCCATCGCCCAGTGGCCCGAGGAGGTGAAGGCCTTCTGGGCCCGCTGGAGGGCGTGGATGAGCCAGGAGGAGCTGGTGGACTTCCCGGCCATGCTGGAGAGGGCCCTCGTCCTGCCCGGCCTGGGCGTGGACTACCTCTTCGTGGACGAGGCTCAGGACCTCACGCCCCTTCAGCTGGAGCTGGTGCGGAAGTGGGCCGCCGGCGCACGCTACACGGCGCTGGTGGGGGACGACGACCAGAGCATCTACGCCCACCTGGGGGCGGACGGCACCAGCTTCCTCTCCTTCCCGGTGGACCGGGAGATCGTGCTGTCTCATTCCTACCGGGTGCCGGCGAAGGTCCAGGCCCTGGCCGAGTCTATCATCGGGAGGGCGCGGAACCGGGCCGAGAAGCGCTACCGCCCCCGGCCGGAGGAGGGGGAGGTCGCCTACCTGCGCGTGCCCCCTGATGACCCCCGCTGGGCCGTGGAGGACGCCGAAGGGTTGGTCAGGCGGGGGGAGAGCGTGCTCTTCCTGGCCACCACGCGCTACTACCTGGAGGACCTGAAGGGCGTTCTGGCCGAGAAGGGCCTCCCGTGGGGGAACCCCTACGCCCCGAAGAGACCCAGCCTCAACCTCTTCCCCGATGACGAGCGGGCCGGGTGGCAGAAGGCCAGGGCCTTCCTCTTCCCAAAGCGCCTGGGGAAGGACGTGAAGGCCTGGACCAAGTACTTGACCCGGGTCCCCTTCCTTGGGAAGAAGGCGGAGGCCCTGGAAGAGATTAGCCGCCTGCCAGATGAAGCCGTGGTGCCCGACGACCACCCCATATGGGGCGTCTTTAGGCCGGAGCACCGCCCCCACATCGCGGCCAGGGACCCGGGCTGGCTCCTGGACCACCTGCTGGGGAGCGCCCCGAAGGGGATGCGGAGCGCCCTCATGGTGGCCACGCGCCACCCGGACCTGGTTCTCCACGGGAAGCCCCTGGTCTGGATCGGCACCATCCACTCCGTGAAGGGGGGTGAAGCCGACCACGTCTACGTCTGGCCCGGCTACACCCGCAAGGCGGCCGAAGGCCTCCGGGAGAACCCGGACGCCCTTCACCGCCTGATGTACGTGGCGGTGACCAGGGCCCGGCGGCGGGTGGTCCTCATGGACCAAGGGAAAGCGCCGCACGGCTACGTGTGGCCGAGGGTGGACGAGTACTGGGGGGAGGTGTGGGTATGAGCCTGGCGGAGCTGGTGAAGGCGCTGGACGAGGAGGGGCTGACCCTCGCCGTGGAGGGGGGGCGGCCCAAGTTCGTGGGGAACCTCGAGGCCGCCCGGGCCTTCCTGGCCCGCCACCGGGAGGAGATGGCCCATTACCGGGACCTCCTGGCCCACTTCCTCATCACCACCCAGGACGACATCCAGGAGGCCAGGGAGGCGTTCGCCCTGGCCTACGAGGCCAAACTGCGGGCCGAGGCGGAGGAAGAGATCGGGCGGAACGTGCCCTACTGGCTGGCCTACGCCTCCTGGTGCCTCCTCACCGACGCGCTCTCGGGCTACATCCGTTGGGGTCTGGAGCGCTACACCTGGGCGGCCCTCCTGGAGGTTGTGGAGGAGGGTCAGCATGTGGGCCTAGAGGTCAGGGCTTTGGAGCGGTGGGCCCGGGCCCACGCCACCAGAGAGGCTCACCTCGCCGCATTGCGGTTTGAAAACCCGGCGTGGGTAGAGAAGAAGGAGGAGCTGGCCCTGGAGGCTGAGAGCTGGGCCTGGCGGGCCTGGCTGGTGGCCTTGGCCGTCCGCAACCGGCGTGGGGTGAGCCGGCTGGACCCGTGGGTGGACCTGAGCCCGTGGGTCCGCCTTTTGGCCAAACACGGGCGGGCGTGGAGGCTGGCGTTCAGGGAAGAGGCGGCGTGAAGGAGGTGATAGGGATGCTAAGAAGCATGAACAACTCCATCAACATTGAGTTAGCTGAAACCCCCAAGGGCTGGGTTGCCCACGTTGCGGGCATGGATGACTACGAGTCTGACCCTTACCCTACCCCGCACCAGGCCCTAGAGGAAGTCGCAGACCTCTTTAGGCAGTTCTGGGAGGCGTTTAGTGTGCTCGCGGAGCCTGTAGAGGAGTGATGCGCATGGCGGCCCTTCTAATCAGCTACCTCCTGGCCTTTCTGGCCACCATCGCCACCGTGGCCTGGGCCCTCAGGGGCGGCAGGCGGGCCCCCGAGGGGGCGGTGGTGGGGTACATGTTGATCTTCCTCTTCTGGTGGGGCGTCATCGCCCTGGTATGGGGGGCGCTGAGGTGATCTCTATCCGGGTGGCCAACCGCAAAAACACCAGGGAGGGGCGGTACGTGGGTAGGCCGACTCCCCTGGGGAACCCCTACCGTGTGGAGGCGTTTGGGCGGGAGGGGGCGGTGCGGCGATACCGCGAGTGGTTCTCTAGGGTCAAGAGCGAAGGGAAAGTAGCTCAGGCCCTAGCCGCGCTGGAAAGGGAGGCCGAGAAGAGGAAAACGCTCACGCTCCTCTGCTGGTGCGCCCCTGAACCTTGCCACGCCGAGGTGGTGGCGGAAGAAATAGCCTCCCGGCTGGAACGAAAGGGGTACCGAGTTGAGGTGCATGTGGATGGCAGAGGTTGACCCTCACGGGCACCACGCCCGAGGTACCGGCCTACTCGGGGGGTGGCCCCGCCCCCTCACCCACGGGGCTCCCCACAATCTGGGGCTAGCACCCTTCCTCCGCGGGGCCTCGGGGGGCCGGGGGGTCCCGCGGGAGGAGGGGAAAGGGGGTGAAGCGTGAAGGTTTTGAAGGCAAAACTTCCATGGCCCCCTTCGGTCAACCACTATTGGAAGGCTCGTGGTAGCAGGCGCTTTATATCGCCGGTAGCTAAGGCCTGGCTTGATGAGGCCATCCTTTTGCTACGGGCTACCAGGGTGCGCTTTGATGGGCCGGTCAAGGTAAGCATGTTCTTGTCGCCGCCCGACCGCCGGCGAAGGGATGGCGACAACCTGGAGAAGGCCATCATGGATTCTCTCGTGAAGGCCGGCGTGATACGGGACGACTCGCTTTGGGACGTCCCGAAGTCTTGCAAGGAGTTGGTCAACGAGTGCCGGGGATACGTGCTCCTGGTGGTGGAGGAGGTGGAGCGGAGTTGACGTGTTTTGACACATAGGAGAGGACATGGAGAAGCTGACCAAGAAGAGGGTAGAGGAAGCCATTCGGGCCTCCCATGGCGTCCTGACCGTGGCCGCGCGGGCCCTGGGCGTGACCAGGCAGGGGCTCTACGCCGCCATCCAGCGCCACGGCCTGGAAGGCCTCCTGCGGGAGGTCCGGGAGGAGTTTCTGGACGATGTGGAAAGCCGCCTCATCCAGGCTGCCCTGCAGGGGAAGCCCTGGGCCGTCATGTTCGTCCTGAAGACCATCGGCAAGGAGCGGGGCTACACCGAGCGGGTGGAGCAGGTGAGCCTGGAGGGCGTTGAGCTCAAGGTAGTGGACGGGTGAAGCGGGTCATCCCCCTGGTCTTCCCGCCCCTCCACCCCGCCCAGCGGGAGGCGGTGGGGGCCGCCAGGCGCTTCAACATCCTCCGGTGCGGGAGGCGCTGGGGGAAGACCCCGTTGCTCCTCCGCCTGGCGGCCCAGGCTGCGGCGGAGCGGGGGCAGGCGGTGGGCTGGTTCGCCCCCATCTACTCCCTCCTGGCCCCGGCCTACGAGGAGCTTCTGCGCCGGACCAGGCCTGGAGTGGTCAGGGCCGCCGAGCGGCCCCAGCCCGTCATCCGCTACGTCTCCGGGGGGCGCATAGAGTTCTGGTCCCTGGACTCCAAGGACGTGCCAGGGCGGGGAAGGGCCTACGACCTCGCCATCATAGACGAGGCCGCCTTCGCCCCCAGTTTAGCACGGGTCTGGGAGGAGGCCATTCTCCCCACCCTCTTGGACCGCCTGGGCTCGGCCTGGATAGCGTCCACGCCCAAGGGGAGGAACGCCTTCTATGAGCTGTGGAACCTGACCCTGGGCGACCCGGCGTGGGGCCACTTCCACGAGCCCTCCCACCGCAACCCCTTCCTCTCCCAGGAGGAGCTGGCCCGCATGGCCGCCACCATGACCCGGGAGCGCTACCGCCAGGAGATCCTGGCCGAGTGGGTGGACGCCGAGGGCCGGGTCTTCAGCGAGGACGCCCTGGAGGCCGCCTTCCTCCTCCAAGGCCCCGAGGACCCGAGGCCGGGGGAGCGCTACGCCGCCGGGGTGGACCTGGCCCGGGCCCAGGACTACACCGCCGTGGCGGTCCTGCGCCTGGGGGCCCAGCTGGAGCTGGTGCGCGTGGAGAGGTGGCGGGGGCTCTCCTACACCCTCACCGCCCGGAAGGTGGCGGCCCTCCTGGCCCGCTACGAGGCCTACGCCCACGTGGACGCCACCGGGGTGGGGGACGCCGCCTGGGAGGGCATCCGGGCCGAGTGGCCGCGGGTGAGGCCCATCCGCATCACCGGGGGTAGGGACGACGGGCGGGACACCAGGTCCAAGGAGAACCTGGTAGGGCGCCTCCAGTCGGCCTTGGAGACCCAGGAGCTCCTCCTCTACCCCCACCCCGAGCTCCTGGCCGAGCTGAGGGCCTTCGAGGCCCGTCCTCTGCCCTCGGGGGGCTACGCCTACTCCGCCCCCGAGGGGCTTCACGACGACCTGGTCATGGCCCTGGCCTTGGCCCTGGACGCGGCGAGGGCCTCGAGGGGGACCGGGCAGGTTCTGAAGGTGCCGGGGCGCTGGAGCGGGCTCCGGGGTGGTGTATAATGCCTCGTAGAATCGGCATATTTTACGCCAAGGTGCCCTGCCCTAGGTGTGGGAGCGGGGACGTGGAGTCGCGCGGTCGCGTGGGGCTGGAGGGAGTATGGCCGGACGTGGTGTTGGTGAGGCGGTACAGATGCAGGCGCTGCGGGGGTACCTTCGTGACATACGAGGTGGCGGACGAGCCCGGGAACGCTGGGCCCTCGCCTTCCACGGAGCGCTGAGGAGCTGGATGCGGCGGGCGGGGCCGCCTGGGGGCGGGCGGGGGGCGGGGGTTGAGCCTGTGGTGGGGCGGCCCGGGAGCTACTGGATCCGCGTGGCCGGGCGCTGGTACCCCTGGGAGCACGTGCGGCTGGTCCTGCGGGAAGCCCTGGAGCTCCACCTGCCCGAGGAGGAGCGCAGCCCAGAGGCCCAGGACCTGGCCCGCTTCCTGCACGCCGACCGCCCCACCCTGGTGGAGTACGCCCTGGCTAGGCCGAAACTGGAGGAGATATGGCGAAGAATCCACGAAGCTTAAGCGACCTTGTTCGGGAGCCCTCCCCGTGGGGGTGGCGGGAGTGGGCTCCTGTGGACCTGGCCTACGCCACCCGAGCCGCCATGGGGGGGAACCTCCTCCCGGCGGCGGACCTGGTGAGCGCCATGCTGGCGGACGACCGGGTGGCGGCCACGGTGGGGGTGCGGGTGCGGGGCCTTTTGGGCCTGCCCTTCATCGTGGAGCGGCCCAACGACCGGGAGGGGAAGACCATCGCCCGGGCCCTCGAGGTGGACTTCTTCCGCTTCGCCCCCGAAGATGCCCTCTACCAGGTCCTGGCCTGGGGGCTCCTCCTGGGGGTGGGCCTGGCCCGCCTAGACTGGCGGGAGGACGAGGAGACGGGAAGGCTCCTCCCCCACCTGGAGCCCTGGCACCCCCGGAACCTCCTCTTTGACCCCCAGGAGGAGCGCTGGTACGTGCGCACCCGGGAGGACCCCAAGCACCCCCTGAAGGAGGGGGCCTGGTGGCTCTACACCCCCTACGGCCCCAGGCGGCCCTGGGAGATGGGCCTGTGGCGGGCCATCGCCCTGCCCTGGCTTATCAAGCTGGACGCGGCCCGGTACTGGGCCCGGGACAACGAGGTGGGGGCGGTGCGGGTGGCCAAGGCCGGGGAGATGAGCGCCCAGGAGGAGCGGGAGGCCCTGGCCCAGCTCCTCGCCGACATGGGGGCCGACACCGGGCTGGTCCTCCCCCCGGGCTACGAGATGGACATCCTCTCGCCGTCCGGGGAGGTGTGGCGGGGGCGGGAGGCGGCCATCGCCTGGGCGGACCGGGCCATCGCCGTGGCCGTCCTGGGCCAGAACCTCACCACCGAGGTCCAGGGGGGCTCCTACGCCGCCGCCCAGGTGCACCACATGGTGCGCCAGGACCTTCTGGAGGCGGACGCCGAGGCCCTGGCCACTTCCTTGCGGGAAGGGGTCGTCCGCTGGTGGGCCGAGTACAACTGGGGCTCGGCCCGCCTCACTCCCTGGCCCACGTGGGACACCACGCCCCCGGAGGACCGCCGGGTGGAAGCCGAGACCCTGGCCAAGCTGGCTCAGGCCCTTCAGGGCCTCGCCCAGGCTGGAGCGCCGGTGGACTTCAGGGCCGTCCTGGAGGCCTACGGGGTGCCGGTGGCCCAGGAGGCCTCTACCCAAACGGTCCGCCTGGCCTCCGGGGACCGGGTGGCCCTCTCCTCGGGCTTCGTCCAGGGGCAGCTTTACGCCGACCGGGTGGCGGACGAGGCCATTGGGGCGGCCCTGCCCCTCTTGCGCAAGCGGCTGGACGCCGTCCTCCAGGCTGTGGAGGAAGCTTCGGACTACGAGGCCCTCCGCCAAAAGCTCATGGAACTCATCCCCGAGGCCGGCCCCGGTGAGTTAGCCGGCCTCTTGGAAGCCGCCCTCCTCCTCTCGGAACTGGCGGGGCGGTACGCGGTGGTGCGGGATGTGGCGGGTCAACGCTGACCCCACCAGGCCGGAAGAGGCCATCGCCTGGTTCCAGGCCCGGGTGCCTCTCCGCAAGGAGGAGTGGGCCCGCCTGCAGGAGGCGGCCAGGCGGAGGGCCTTCACCGTGGCCGGCGTGGCTTCCCTAGACCTTCTGGCCGAGGTGTGGGAGTCCCTGGTCCGGGCGCTGGAAGAGGGCACCCCCTACGAGGAGTGGAAGAGAGGGGTACGGGAGGAGCTGGAGGGCGCCTGGGGGAGGAAGGACGGCCAGCGGGTGGAGACTATCTTCCGCACCAACGTCCAGATGGCCTACCAGTCGGGGCGCTGGGCCCAGCTCCAGGACCCCGAGGTGAAGGCTACCCACCCCTACCTCATGTACGACGCCGTCCTGGACAGCCGCACCACGGAGATATGCCGGGCACGAAACGGCACCGTCCTGCCAGCCGATGACCCGTGGTGGCGTCGGAACTGGCCTCCCCTCCACTTCAACTGCCGCAGTGGGGTGCGGACGCTTACCGAAGCAGAGGCCAGGCGAAGGGGGGTGGTCCGGGAACCCCCTTCCGAGCCTCCTCAGCAAGGGTTCGGCCTCGCCCCTGACTTCGCCGAGTGGGGACGCGCTTACGCCAGAGGCGTCGCGGACACCGCCAAGCCGGGGCAGTGGGAGCCCGCGTCCATCGGCCCGCCCCCGGACTGGCGCACTTACGGCCGCCCGGAGCGCTTACCCGCTCACCCTCCTCCCACTTCCCTCTTGCCCACGGTGGAGGAAGCGGGGAAGGAGGGGTTCAGGAAGGCCCTCGAGGGCGCCTGGGGGGGCGTGCCGCTCTACGTCCAGGACCCCACGGGCATGATGGTCCTCCTGGACGAGGCGTTTCTCCGCCACCTGAAGCCTGATGGGCGAGAGCGCTTTCTCTCTTGGCTCCCAGACCTGGTGCGGGACCCGGAGGAGATCTGGCTGGTGCCCATGCGGAAGGTGGACGGGCGAGCGGTGGTGTTTCGCCTGCGCTACGTCAAAGTTTACCAGCACGAGCGCCTGCGGAACGTCTTGCTTGTGGGGGAGTTCCAAAAGGGGGTGTTGGTGGCGGGGTACACGTTCATTGAAACGAGCGATGAGAGGTACACCAACAAACAACGGCAGGGGTTTCTTCGTTTCGCTAAGTAGCTGGCAGCCGGCTCCTGGAAGCCGCTGCGTCCTGCACCGGGGTATCGGGAACCCAGGCCCACCCCGGTGGGTTAACCCTATCTTACCACGCCCCACACCGGGAGTAAACGGGGGCTTGCATTAGGCTCCGCTCTGTGCTAAGCTACCGCTAGAATCGGCGTACTCTAGACCTCCGGGTTCACCCCGGGGGATTTTTCGTGCCGCCATGAGGGTTCTAGGCTCGTTCACCACGGAGATTCCCGCGGGCATCCCGCGGGAGTTCCGCATCTTCCCCTTTGGAAAGGTGGAGACCACCAAGGGGGCCTTCCTCTTCACGCCCGAGGACGCCCAGCGCGTCCTCCAGGCCTGGCGGGACTGGGGGAACCGCCTCTCCCTGGACTACGAGCACCAGGCCCTTGAGCCCGTGACCAACGGCCCCACCCCGGCCGCGGGGTGGTTTGACCTGGAGGTCCGCCCGGACGGCCTGTGGGCGGTGAACGTGGAGTGGACACCCCGAGCCCTGGAGCTCCTGCGGAATAGGGAGTACAGGTACTTCTCCCCCGCTTTCCGGACGGAAGGCGACCACATCGTGGAGCTCATAAACATCGCCCTCACCAATCTGCCCGCCACCAAGCGCCTGCAGCCCCTGGTGGCCAAGGCGGTGCCCTTCCGGGCGGGTAAGGTAGTGGACGGCTCCTGGGACGCGGACGCTGCCATCGCCCAGGTGCGGCGGTGGGCCTCTCGGGACGGGTCCGGGGAGAAGGAGGCGATTGACTGGGAGAAGTACAAACAAGCTTTTGCTTGGTACGATGCCAGTGACCCCGAAAACTTCGGCTCCTACAAGCTCCCCCACCACGATGTGCGGGACGGGGAGCTGGTGGTCCACAAGCGGGGGGTGATGGCCGCCGCCGCGGTCCTGCAGGGGGCCAGGGGCGGCGTGGACATCCCCGAATCGGACGTGGCCGCGGTCCGGCGGCACATCGCCCAACACTACCACCAATGGGGCGAGAAAGCCCCGTGGGAAAGGGAAGAGGAGGCGAAGATGACGCGAGTTCTGACGGCGCTAGGTGTAGAGGATGAGGTGGCCGCCCTTGAGGCCATCGCCCGGCTCAGGGCGGGGCTGGCCGAGGTGATGGCCCTCACCGGCAAGGAGGACTCCGCCGAGGCCCTGGGCGTGATCCGGGCCTGGAAGGAGGCCGCCCGCCAGGTGGAGGCCCTCACCGCCCGAGTCCGGGAGCTGGAGGCCGAGCGGGAGGCCCGGGAGCGGGAGGAGCTGATCCGCCAGGGCAAAGCTGAGGGGAAGCTTACCCCAGCCCTGGAGCGGTGGGCCAGGGAGGTGGACCTGAAGGTCCTCAAGGGCTTCCTGGAGGCCGCTCCTCGCATCGTGGGAGACGGGGTCCGGGAGCCGGCGCACGAGCTTTCCCTGGAGGAGTGGAACAAGCTCTCCTACAAGGAACGGGAGCGCATCTACCGGGAAAACCCCGACCTGTACCGGCGCATGCAGGCGCTGACAAGGAGGAAGTGAGATGGCCGTGACGACTCGTAGCGACCTAATCATCCCGGAGATTTTGGCGGATGCCGTCCGGGGGGCCTGGCCCGACCGGGTGGCGCTGAAGGGAGTGCCCGCGGTGGTGGAGTCCCCCACCCTTCCCGGTGGGGATAGGGGTGGGGACACGGTGAAGGATCCCTACTTCAACACCATCGGGGAGTTTGACGATGTGGCCGAGGGAGCAGCGCTTACCCCCGTCAACATCACCATGACCGCCGAGACGGCCACCGTCAGGCGAGCGGGCAAGGCGGTGGAGATAACCACCTGGGCCCAGCTGAGCGCCCAGTATGCCGACCCCTACGCCGAGCTGGCCCGTCAGTTGGTGGAGGGTGCCATCCGGAAGTTTGACGCTGCGCTCATCGCCGCCGCCAACGCCACCGGGAGCGGGCAAACCACGGTAGACCGGAGCACGGGCACCATCACCTACGATGCCATCGTAGATGCCCTGAGCGCCTTTGGAGATGCCCAGGTGGACGTGGCCGCCGTGGTGGTCCACTCCAAGGTGCTGGGGGACCTCCGCAAGGTGAAGGATACCAACGGGTTGCCCCTGTTCGTAGACGCTCAACAGGGCGGCCTACCCAGGGTCCTGGGGCTACCTCTTATCGTCTCCGACCGGGCTCCCGTCATCACCGGCACCCCTACCAAATACGTGACCCTCTTCGTCTTGCGGGGCGGCCTTGCCCTCTGGTACAACAGCGAGCCCAAGATCGAGACCGACCGGGACATCCTGGCGGACTCCACCGTCATGGCCGTCAACATCTACTACGTGGCCCACCGCTACAGCCGGATGCCGGAGCACACCAAGCCCCCTGTGGTTCGCCTCATCACGCAGTAGAGGTGCGTATGGGACTAGGCACGTTACGCCGCCACCGCGGTTCTGCTCCCCCCAACGCCCAGGAGAGCGCCACGCCCCTTCCGGAAGACTTCCCCGGGCGTGGCGCCCTCCTGGCCGCGGGATACGCCACGCTGGAGAGCCTCCGCGGCCTCAGCGAGGCTGACCTCATCGCCATCAGGGGCATCGGGCCTAAGCTGGCCAAGCAGATTCTGCAGGCCCTGGAGTCTGAATGACCTACGCCACCCAGGACGACCTCTTCCGCCTGGGGCTCCCCGAGGGGGCCCTCAGGGGCGCCTCGCCGGTCACGATAGAGGAAGCGCTGGAGGCGGCCTCCCGGCTGGCTGACTCCTACCTCCGGGCCCGCTACGCCCTGCCCCTCACCGCCTGGGACGAGGCCCTGACCCGGGCGGTGGCCGCCATCGCCGCCTACGACCTCATGGCGGTCCGGGGCTACGACCCGGCCCGGGGGGCGGACGAGGTACTGCGGCTCCGCTACGAGGACGCCATCCGCTGGTTAGAGAAGGTGGCCGCCGGGGCGGTGAGCCCGGAGGTGGAGGACTCCACCCCCGACGTGCGCGAGGGGGCGTTCTCCGCCGTTACCAGTCCCAAAAGGTGGAGGTGGCCGTGAGCGCTTCCCTCACCGGGGACTTCACCGACCTCAGGCGGCTTATCCGCGCCGTCCGCCACCTGGCCACGCCCCAGGGCCAAGCCGGTGTGGTAAAGGCGGCGGGCTGGGGAGCCCTGAGCGCCCTGGAAGAGCGGTTCGCCACCGCCACCGACCCCAAGGGCCGGCCCTGGAAGCCCTCTCTCCGCGCCCAGCTGGAGGGCGGGCAGACCCTCTCGGACACCGGGCGGCTCCGCAGGAGCTTCAGCGTGCGGGCCACCGGCCCCTGGGGGTTTACCATCGGCACCAACGTCCGCTACGCCGCCCCCCACCAGTTCGGGGCCACTATCACCCCCAAGCGGGCCCGCTACCTCCGCTTCCGCCTGGCCGGGGGGCGGGGGCGGCGGAAGGGCGGCAAGGGACGCTGGGTGACGACCACTCGGGTAGATCTCCCTGCCCGCCCCTTCTTCCCCGAGGGGAACGACCTGGGCCGCTACGCCCCCCACATGGCCGAGGCCATCCAGGCCTACCTGAGGAGGACGCTCGGATGATCCGCGACTTCTACACCGCCCTCAAGGCCGCCCTGCCCGCCCTTCCCTTCTACCTGGGGGCGGATGCCCTGGGCGAGCGGGCCGCCCCACCTCGGCTCGTCCTGGTGCCCACGGACGAGAGCTTCGCCCCCGCCAGCGCCCTCACCTACCCCCAGGTTCCGGCCAGCTTCGCCACCCGGTTGGTGGGGTTCCAGCTTTGGCTTTGGGGCGGGGGGTACGGGGAGGTGGAGGGGATGCTGATTGAGGTGGTGAGCGCCCTTCGCCGGACGTTCGGCCCCGGGGTGGTGGAGTTGGAGCGGGGGAGATGGGAAGAGGGCGGGGTCATCTCTCGGGGGGTGGCCTACGTCCTGGACCTACGGACGCGTATGCCCGTGGCGGAGGCGCGTACCTACGTGACGCTTGAGGCCATCGCCCAGAGGTGTGGTGGCCTAGGAGGGTGATATGCCGAAGGAAAAGGAGACGCAAACGCAAGGTCAAGAGGATGTTCGCCGTCCCCACGAGGAGTGGGCGGCCGAGAAGGGCACCCCTGCCTGGCTCCTCGCCGCCGCCCGCGCCAAGGCGGGGTGGGCGCTGGGGCAGGAGGTGACGGAGATGGAGTACGACTGGGCGGTTGAGGCCGCCCTCAAGGAGGTGATCCGCTGATGTCTTTGCCGGGTGTGAGCATAAACGTGCAGGACGGCAACCTGGGCGTCCTTCCCGCCCTGGGGGAGGGGGTCCACGTCAAGATCGGCGTGGCCCAGCAGGGGCCTGTGAACCAAGTCCTGGCCATCACGTCCACTAAGCAGGCCAGGGAGGTTTTCGGGGGCGGCCCCCTGCCCGAGGCCATCGCCGTGGCCATCGCCCAGGGCGCCGGGCTGGTCTACGCCGTCCGGGCCAACGCCAGCGTGGCGGGCACCATCGGTACGGTGCAGAAGACCGGCACGGGCACGGGCAGCCTTTCTGCCACCGGGAGCCCCAACGACGCCTACGAGGTGGTGGTCAGGATCACCCGGGCCGGGGCTAGGGGCACCGCCGCCTTTGTCTATTCTCTGGACGGAGGCGACACCTACTCCCCGGAGATCGCCGTTCCTTCCGGCGGCACCTACGCCCTCCCGGGTACCGGCCTTACCCTCACCTTCACGAACGGGGCTAGCGGCACGAGTTTTGAGGTGGGGGACACCTACACCTTCACCACCACCGCTCCCGCCTACTCCCTCGCCGACCTCAACGCCGCCATAAACGCCCTCTACGCGCAGGCCCAGCTGCGCTACCAGTTCGTCCACGTGGTGGGGGCAACCACACCCACCGTGGCCGCCGCCGTGGACGCCCGCATGGGAGAGGCTGCTCAGGCCCACCGGTACATCTGGGCCATGCTGGAGGCCCAAGACCAGGATGACAACAGCCTGCGTACCGCCTGGGCCAACTTCGCCAGCGTCCGGGTGGGTGTTGGGGCGGGCTACGCCGAGGTGGCGAGCCCCCTCACGGGCCGCGTCCACCGCAGGCCCATCACCTGGCTCTGGGCCGGGCGCAGGGCGGCCAGGCCCGCTCAGGAGGACGTGGGCCGGGTGGCTTCCGGCCCCCTGGTGGGCGTGGTGAAGCTGCACCGGGACGAGTACGTGACCCCGGGGTTGGACGAGGCCCGCTTCACCACCGCCCGCACCTACCCCGCCTACGCCGGGCACTTCCTCACCCAGGGGCGCATCATGGCCCCCCCCGGCTCTGACTTTGGGCTGGACCAGTACCGGAGCGTGATGGACCTGGCCTGCACCGTGGCGTACCAGGCCGGGCTCAGGTTCGTGAACGAGTCCATTCAGGTGGACCCCGCCACGGGCGGCATCGCCGACCGGGACGCGAAAAAGATAGAGGCCTACATCCGGGGCATGCTGGCCACGGCCCTGAAAGGGAAGGTCTCTAAAGTAGATGGCGCTCCAGCGGTGCGGGTCACGGTAGACCGCACCGAGAACATCCTCTCCAGCCGCCGTCTCCCGGTGGAGATCGCCATCGTGCCCCTCGGGTACGCCAAGTACATCAGCGTGACCATTGGCTTTGAGAACCCCGCCCTGGCGGTGAGGTAGGGAGGTGAGGCATGCAGCTGAATCCCAAGAAGGCCTACGACTTCCAGGCCGTGGAGCTGGTCATTGACGGGGAGACCATCCCCGTGGACGCCGAGGTGGAGTACGCCGTCCCGGAGCTCCAGGAGGAGTACCTCTACAAGCGGGGGAAGCCGGTGGCCCGCACCCCCGGGATGCAGGAGCCCGTGGAGGTCACGATCCGGCTCCCCGCCGACATCTGGCACCAGCTCCTGGACCGGTGGGGCAACGACTACCGGATGCGGGAGTTCGACGTGCAGGTGATCTACGCCGATACCGACAGCGTAACCACCGTGGACCTCATCCGCCAGTTCCGCCCCACTTCCGAGAGCGTGAGCGTGTCCAAGGGGGCGGAGCCCGTGGTGGTGGAGCTGAGGGGCAAGGCCCTGGACGTCTGGCCTCGGAGCAAGAACCCCCTGGCTAGGTGAACATGGAGACCTTGGAGCGCCTAGAAGGCGAGGAGCTGTACCTGGCTAAGGGCTCCTGGGGTGAAGCCAAGTTCCGGTCCCCCCAGGAGCCTGAGTTCCGCCGGTTCGTGGCCACCAGCGCCCGGGACGGGGCGGACTTGTACGCCGCCCAAAAGGCCCTGGTCATGGACTGCCTGGTGGAGCCGGACCGGAAGGCCTTCTCCCAGATCGTGGCCAAGCGTCCTGGGCTGGTGGTCAAGATCGCCGCCGACCTCATCGCCCTGGCCCAGGACGAGGAGGCCCGATTTCTGGAGCGCATCGGCTGAAAGGGCCAGAGAGATTCTGCGGCGGAGGGACCTGGTGGCGGCGGCCAGGGCGCTCTGGGCCTACACCCGGGGCTATGGGGACCACGAGGCGGGGGCCGGGGCCATCCTGGCCGCCGCCCATTACCTGAGCACCATCCCCAGCGGAGATGAATAACGCCCTGGAGTGGATCTTCCGGGTCAAGGCCCAAGTGGCGGGCATCCGGGCCGCCGTGGCGGACCTGACCCGGGTACAGAAGTCCCTGGAGGGCGTTCGGGCCTCCAGCGCCAGGACGAGCCTGCCCCGCCTTTACCTGACCGGGGTGGGGTCGGTGCTGGCGGGTCTAGCCGCCGTTGAGGGGGGCTACCGCAGGCTGGCCGGGACGGCGGGCTGGGCCGTTCGCCAGATTACCTCCCTCCCCGGCCTGTTGACGGCCGGGGCGGTGGGCCTAGGGGCCAAACTGGTGCTGGACGCCGTGACCTTCCGGCAAAACACCGAGGTGGCCCTCGAAACCATCCTGGGCTCTCGCGAGGCCGCCAGTCAAGCCCTTGACGAGACCATTAGGTTCGCCTCCCGGACTCCGTTCAGCACGCAGCAGGTGATGGATGCCTATAAGCGGCTGGTCACCGCCGGGTTCAAGCCGGTGGAAATCCCCGTCATCCTCAAAGGGGTTGGCGACCTGTCGGTCATGAAGGACTTTTCGCAGGAGGCTGTGAACCAGATCCTCCTAGCGATTACACAGATCCGAAGCAAAGGTAAGACTCAGACTGAAGAGCTTAGGCAGCTGGCCCAGGTCGGGGCACCGCTAGACAAGATCTACGAGCGCATCGGAGCCCACCTAGGCAAAACGGCTCGAGAGGCCGAAAAGTTGGTACAGGCCGGGCGCATATCCGCCGACCTGGGCATCGTGGCGGTTTTGGAAGCCATCCGGGACACGATATCTGGTGGCAGGTTGGGCAGCCTCATGGAGGAGTTTTCCAAAACCCTGACGGGGCTGTGGTCTACCCTCAAGAGCCGGTCTTTTGAGTTCTTCAAGGACATTCAGGTCGGGTCGCTGGAGAACCTGTTGCGCAACCTGGTGGCCATCACCGACACGGACTCCGACCTGGGGAAGCGGTTCAAAGCCCAGGTAGAAAGCGTTATCGGGGCTGGCGTGGAGGCCATATTCGGCCCCCTGGCCAAGGCCACGGACCCCAATGCCCTGGAACCCGCCCTCACTGCTTGGCTAGACCAGCTCAAGGGGTGGGTTAAGCAGTTGGGGCCTACCCTTCGCGCTGCCTGGGCGCAGGTGCAGGAGTTTACGGCCGGGGTCCGGGACGCCTTCGCCATCATGCGGGAGGCCTGGGGCTATCTGCGCCCCGTCCTGGCCTTCGTGAGCAGCCTGGTGCGCCCCCTGGGAGAAACCGAGGCCCAGGCGGCGGGGGCGGCTTCGGGTTTCACCCGCCTGGCTGGAGCGGCCCTGGGACTGGTGGCGGCCTGGAAGCTCCTGAACGTTCTGACCTTGGGCTTACCCAGCGCCCTCTTGCGGCTGAGCGCGGCGCTCCTGCGAGTAGGGGCCGTGCGCCTGCTTCCTGGGCTCCGCCCGGCCCTGGTTCAGGTGTGGGGCGCCCTGAAGACCTCCCTCCCCCGGGCCCTCATGGGGGCGTGGGGCATCCTGCGGGCTTTTCTCCCTCGCATCCTCATGGGGGCGGGGCGGCTCCTCGTGGGGCTGGGGCCGTGGGGGTGGCTGGTCAGCGGTGCCCTCACGGCGGGCTATCTCATCGTCAAAAACTGGGACCGGATCAAGAGCTGGTTCAAAGGAACGTGGGACGCTGTGACCGGGTGGGCGAGGTCCGCCTGGGACGGCGTGGCCCAGGCGGCCAATGGAGCCTGGGCCAAAGTCGTGGGCTGGTTCTCCGCTCTAACGGATAGGGCCCGCTCCACCTGGCAGGGCGTTCTGGCCGCGGCCAGGGACGCTTGGCGGGGGCTGCGGGACACGGTGGGCGGGGTCGTCAGCTCCATCGTGGACTGGTTCAAGGAGCTTCCGGGCCGCATCGTGGGGGCCCTAAAAGGGCTGGGAAGCCAGCTGGTGGAGGCCATCAAGGTGGAGGTGACCAAGGTGCCCGGCGGTGAGCTCGTCCTCCGGGCCCTCACCAGCGTCACCGCTGGGGTCCGGCGGGTGTGGGAGGCCGGGGCCACGGTGGCCGGGGCCCTGGCCCAGGGGGCGAAGGACGTACTCCAGGTGCGCTCCCCCTCGAGGCTCTTCGCCCACTACGGGCGGATGGCCATGGTGGGTCTGGCTTTGGGGGCCACCGCCATGGCCCCGGCGGTGGCTCGGGTCATGGAGGCCTCCATGCAGCGGGCGGTGCCCGAAGTAGCGGTCCCCACGGTAGCTCCTAGGGTGGAAGCCCCTGTGGTGGTTCCTGAAGTGGCAACTCCCACAGTGGCTCCTCGGATGGAAGTTCCCCGAGTTGTGCCTCAGATTGAGGCTCCTGTGGTGGTTCCTCGGGTGGAAGCCCCCACGGTAGCTCCTAGGGTGGAAGCCCCTGTGGTGGTTCCTGAAGTGGCAACTCCCACAGTGGCTCCTCGGATGGAAGTTCCCCGAGTTGTGCCTCAGGTAGAAAAGCCCGTGGTGACCCCCGGGGTGAAGGTCCCCACAGTGGCTCCTCGGGTAGGGACTCCCGTCCCGCTTAGCCCTATGGCATCCGTAACGCTCTCCGCCCTCCGGATGGTCACTGCCCTGCCCCGCGTAACCCCGCCCACGCCTACCCTCCCACCTATTCGGATGGAAGGGCCCACCCTTAGCGCTCCTCCGGTCAGGGCAGAGAGGAGCGTGGTCGTGAACATCACCGTAGACGGGGCTCGGGACCCCAAGGCCGTGGCCCGGGAGGTGGTAGAAGCCCTAGACGAGTGGGCCGCCGGGCGCATCGTGGTGCGGGGCCTGGAGTTTCTAGCGTTGGAGGACGGCCATGCATGAGGAGGTCGTCATCGTGGGCCAGCGCTGCTGGCGCATCGCCCCCGACCCCCGGGCCGACATCGTGGGGGAGTGCCGGGTGACGGTGCGGGGCGGGGGCCTGCGGGAGTCTACGGTGGAGGTGCCCGGCCAGGACGGCGTGGTCACGACCCGCCTTGGCTACGCCCCCGCCGAGGTGACGGTGGAGGTGCGAGTAGCGGACTTCCGCCAGCTGGATCGGCTCCGCCAGTTCGCCGAACACCACCGCAACCGGCGGGGGGCGCAACGGCACGACCCCGTGCAGATAGTCCACCCCGCCACCCACCGGTGGGGCATTGCGGAGGTGTACCTGACCGACATAGAGGAGGCTCCCCTTTCGTGGAAAGAGGGCTACCGGCTCACCATGACCTTCCGCGAGTGGTGGCCGGAGACCAAGCGGTCCACCAAAAAGGCCACGGCGCAGAAGGGCGGCTCGGGCGAGGAGTCCATGCTCGGGGTCGGGGTGAGCGTCCTGGAGGCGGACCGCCCGTCCAAGTCCCCGCCCAAACCCTGACCAACTATGCCCGCCTTCACCCTAAACAAGAGCCCCATCGCCTCGGGGTACCTGAGCCTGCCCCTTCGGGGGAGGCCCGTGGGAGGGTTCATTGTGGCCGAACCCTGGGACGAGCGCCGGCTCCAGGACGGGCGGGCCACCCTGCGCATGGAGCTGGACGACCAAGAGGCCACCTGGCAGGGCACCGTCCGCCTTTCCCCGCACCCCGAGGGATGGACGCTAGCGCGGTTTGTAGGCGGGGCGGACGGGCTGGGAAAACTCCTCAAGCCCCGCTACTACGAGGGCATCCCTTACCGCACCGTGCTGGCGGACGCCATCCGCGAAGCTGGGGAGCGGCCTGGAAAGCTGGAGGTGGAAGGCGTAGCCACCCGGTACGTCCGGCAGGCCATGCCCCTGGCGGACCTCCTGGAACTCCTGACCCCAGAGGGTCGGGTCTGGCGGATCAACGAGGAGGGCGAGGTGGAGGTCTCCACCCCCACTTGGACCGCGTCAGGACCGGCCTACGCCGTGGAAAAGGTGGATCACGGGGCCTGGGGAGTGGTCATGGACCCCGCCCTGCGCCCCGGCACCACGCTGGAGCTCTACCTGGGCGGGGCCAAGAGCCGGGTCCGGGTGGGGCGGGTGGTGCACCGGATAGCTCCCAGGCGGCTCATGACGGAGGTGTGGCGTGCACGAACGAGCTAAAAGGGCCTTGCGCCTGTTGACCCGGCCTGAGGAGCTGGACTACGCCCTCCTCTACCCCAGCACCGTGCTGAAGGACCACGGAGACATGCACCTGGACCTCAGGCCGGACCACGCCGCCCTGCCCGATCTGGTGCGGGTGCCGCTCCGGCTCTTCCTCCCCGGGGCCTACGTGAAGGTGCGGGCCGGGGGGCGGGTCCTCCTCGGCTTTGAGGAGGCGGACCCCACTCGCCCTGTGGCCTACCTTTGGGAGGCCGGGGCGGTGGCGGTGGTGGAGGTCCGCACAGCGGGCGGGAGGCGGGTGCGACTAGATGATGAGGCGGGCGTGACCCTGATCCAGGACCCTGCGCTCGTGCGGGTAGACGCTCCCCGGGTAGAGTTGGCCGGGGGCGGCCCCCCAGTGGCCCGAGTGGGGGACCCGGTGCAGGTGGGGAGCGCCGTGGGCCAGATCATCGGGGGCAGCGCGAAGGTCTACTCGGGGTAAGTCATGGTTGATTTCGGCACCGATCTGACCGCCCTACCAGAGCTGAGGTTCCAGCTCAAGGACGGTCTGGCCAACCTGGGGGAGGCCTTGGCCCGGCGGCTCTTGACCCCCAGGGGGGGGCTTTTCTACGACCCCACCTACGGCTTGGACCTACGCCGGTATTTGAACGAGGTCCTGGACGAGGCCACAGAGTACGAGATGAAGGTCCTGGTGGAGCAGGAGCTGGAAAAGGACCCCCGAGTCTACCGGGCCACGGTAAAAGCAGTGGCAAAGGACCTTAAGCGCATCCACCTGGATGCGCTGGTAGAGACCGCCGCAGGTCCTTTCCGCCTGGCCGTAGCCGTGTCTGACGTGAGCGTGGAGGTGCTGCGTGCCCAGCCTGCGTGACCTACTCGCCCCAAAGAGCCGGGACACCATCCTGCAGGAGCTCATAGACCGCCTGCGGGAGAAGGGCTTCCCCATCACCGACTGGCACCCCGGTGGGGTGGGGCGGACCATCCTGGAGGTGGACGCCGCCGCTCTGGAGGACCTCTACGCCCTGGTGCCGGCCATCGCCGCCGGAGGGTACCTGCCCACCGCCCGGGGTCCCTGGTTGGACCTCCTGGTGGAGAGCGCCTATGATTTGCGCCGGCATCCTGCCACCTTCGCCCGGGGCCGGGTGGTCCTCACCGCCGAACCGGGATTTGGGCCCTACACGCTTAGTCCTGGCGACCTTTGGGTAGGCACACCAAATGGCCTGCGCTACCAAAACACCACCGGAGGGGTTCTGCCCATGGGGGGCACCCTGGTGGTGGAGATCCAGGCCGAATCCCCGGGGAGCCGGTACAACGTGCCCGCCGGCGCTATCACCATCCTTCACACGCCTCTACCTGGGGTGAGCGTTAACAACCCGGCTGACTGGCTCTTGGGGGCAGCCCGGGACGAGGAGACGGATGAGGAGCTGAAGAGACGGGCCCGCCTCCGCTGGGCCAGCCTGGGCACCGGGGCCACCCGGGCGGCCTACGAGTTTTGGGCACTCAACGCTCACCCCGCCGTCACCAAGGTTCGGGTGTTGGACAACCACCCTCGAGGCCAGGGCACCGTGGACGTGGTGATCTGGGGAGAAGGCGGCCTAGGCGCTAACGTGGTGAGCGCCGTGAACGCTTACATCCAGGAGCGGCGCCCCCTGACGGCGAACGTGGCCGTCTATTCGGCCACCCCCAGGACCGTGAACGTGGTGGCCACGGTCTATGTGCGAGCGGGCTACCTTTCTCAGGCCCAAACCGCTGCGGCGGAAGAGCTGGCCGCGCTTCAGCGGGCCACGCCCATCGGGGGTACCCTCTACCGCTCCGCCCTCATAGAGGCGCTGTTTGCCCGGTCCTACGTGGTGAACGTGGTCCTGGCTCAGCCTACCGATGACGTGGCCTTGGGGGCGGTGGGAGCCCTGGTCCTGAGCCCGTCCCTCACCTGGGAGGAGGTGGCGGGGTGAGCTACCGGGAGTGGCAAAAGCGGCTGGCTCCCCCCTGGCTTCAGGAAGGGGCGGGAGGGCGCTTTCTGGAGGGGCTGGGCGAGGTAAAAGACGGCCTGGCGGAACACGTGCGCCAGACCGTCTTGGCCCGCATGATCCAGCGAGCCCCTGAGGACGCTCTGAGCCTCATCGGCGAGGAGCGCCTGCTTCAAAGGTTCCCCAGCGAGTTCGTGGAAGCGTACCGAACTCGCCTGCTGGCGGCGTGGGAGTTTTGGCAGAGGGCTGGCACTCTTCCGGGGCTCACGCTTTGGCTCCGAGCGGCGGGGTACGAAGCCCACATCTGGGAGCTGTACCGCTACAACCCCTCCCTCTGGGCCGAGTTCGCTGTCTACCTCTGGCCCCATCGTCCCGAGTGGGTCACCGACCGCTGGGACGATGGGGGAACGTGGGACGATGAGACGGACTGGGACTTCACCCTGAATGGGTTAGAGCCCATCCGCACGCTGGAGCTCATACGCGAGGTGAAGCCCGCGCACGCGCGCCTGCGCTTCATCTCCTACATCCCCGGGCCGAAGGACGCCTGGAACGACCCGGGGGCGTGGGACGACGGGGGGACGTGGAGCCCAGAACCCGTCTACATAACTGGGTCGCTGGACGTCTGGAACGACGGAGAGGTTTGGGACGACGGTGGGGTGTGGGATACCTACCCCATCTAGACCACGTAGAAGGAGGAGGAGGAGAATATGCCGAAGAGGATTAACCCGCAGGACCAGTGGGAAACCGACTTTCAGGTGCCGCTTCCAGGCGAGCCCCGGAACATCGGGCCGTTGGAGGTTTTGTTCCAACGCCTCTTGAACCGCACCGAGCGGCTGAAGAACCGTATCGGGGCCATTCTGGGCCTGCCCTGGGATGCCACGCCGCCGGATACCTTGGCCGGGCTCGCAGGACGGGTGGGCACGCTAGAAAGCAACCAGGGCGGCACAACCCTCTCCGCCCACCGGGCCGCTGCAACGCTGGACCACCCGGATGGGAGTGTGACATCTGCGAAGTTGGCCAGCGGGGCGGTTACGACGGCCAAAATCGGCGATGGGCAGGTCACGACCAGCAAGCTAGCCGATAACGCTGTCACCACGCCCAAAATCACCGATGGGGCCGTTACCCTTCCGAAGCTGGCCAACGTCTCCGCCACCCCCACTCCCAACACCCTGGCCCTCCGCAACGCCCAAGGGGCGGTGCAGGACGGGGCCACTCAGTCCTACCTACGAGTTTTGAGAGCCGGCGGGCTGTACTTGTGGACCACGCCCAACAAATGGCTCCGTCTAGCGCGATGGACCGGACTATCTGGAGACAATAGGGGGGCGTTCGCCGACCTCTACATTCACCGCACCCAAGACCGGAACATCGGGGCCAGGCTTCGGGCGAGGGCGGCTACTAACGCCACCGGCGAGCTATCAGACCCCGTCATCTCTGTAGCAAACGATCACCACACAATCATTGAAAATGCGATATTGCTACAGACAGATGCAAACACGCTAGAACTCTGGGCTTACTTTCCCTGGGGCAACGTGTACGTGAGCGGGATAGTGGGGTCTAGTCTGGGGGATATAGAACTCACGCCCTACGGGACCGCTAGCAACCTTGTCCAGGACGATGCTCCTACTCCAGTCTCCGGTGGGCTGTACCTGGAGTGGGCCACGGCCACGGTGGGGCAGACCCTGTTGGGCCCCGGCTACATCGTGGCGGCGAGCCGCAACGCCAACTCTGGCTACATCCGCTACGACAACGGAATACAGGTGTGCTGGGGCATCGTAGACGTGGGTAACGGCACGTGGACGTTTCCCGCGGCATTCGCCAGCCCTCCGCAGGTTCAGGCCACGGCCCAGGCATCTGAGCCTAGGATCGTCACCATCACCACCGTCTCCACCACGGCGGTCGGCATCCTCAGGACTGGCCTGTCCGGAAACACGGTAGCCGGCCCAGTGTACTTGTGGGCCATCGGGCTGTGGAGGTGAGGAGGTAGCTCATGATTAGGGTTCGTTACATCCCCCAAGTAGGATTGCCCGGCCACCGCCTTAGCTATACTTGGGAAGGCTTGACCCTCACTGCGACTCTATACCGTGGCGGAGAGGCCGTGGGCCAAGAAGTTTACGATCTTTCCAACCTTCAACTCGGAGACGAGGTGGTAAATGTGGAGCCCACGGCGCTCCCGTTCTCTCCCCTCGTCTTCGCCAAGCGCATAGACGGCGAAACGTTGGAGGCAGTCCTTCTCTACTGGCACGAGCCAGGTGATGAGCCCGAGCTTGGCGAGGAAGAGATAGTGGATGGTTAACTAGACCGCCGCCTGGTTCGCCTCAGCCAGGCGGCAGTCCAAGCTCACGAGCAGGGGGAACGCACCCCCAAGGCGCTGGTGGAGCTCCAAAACTATAACGCTCACACTCAACCAGGCTGTGCATAAGCACTCACTTTACTGACCAGAGCATGGCTGGACTTGGTCAAAACTGACCTAGAGCGTGTGCGCTTACTGACCTAAAGACCTAAAGCATGTCGCATGACAGAAGAGGAGGGTGGAAATGCGTAAGATTCTTGTAGCGGCATCGGTTCTGGTTCTCGGTCTGGCCCTGGCCCAGGACGCGGGTATCCCCCCAAACCTGGCCGAGTGGTTCGCCTCGCAGGCCTCCCTGGCAGCGGTGGTGGCCGCGCTCGTGGCCCTCATCCGCAAACACCTCTGGAAGGGGCTGGACGGGGTGGCGGTGGTGGGGGTGAGCGTGGCGCTGGGCATCGCCCTGGCCTACCTGGGCCACCGCTTGGGCTACCTGGGGGCAGACTGGTTCGCCTTCGGCCTGACGGCGGGCCTCTTGGCCTCTGGCGGCGTGGACGCCATCCGGAGCGTCCTGAAAGGAGGTGGGGGCGGTGCGCCTGGTGCTACTAGCGGCGCTTCTACTGACGCTGAGCGTGCCCGCCTACGCTAATGGCCGCGCGGCGTGCCGGATGGTTCACGGCCCCCCGCTGTGGGGGGTGTGCTACGCCGAGCAGGTCGTCTGGTCTGCGGGTCCGCTGGAAGTGGCTCTGGGGGTGGAGGGGCGTACCTGGCCGGAGAGGGCGGTGAGCGCCTACACCCTCCTCGGGCTGTACATGCCCGGCTGGTGGGCCACGGTGGAGGTGGGACGGGGTCTAGACTGGCGCTGGGCCATCGGAGCCGGGGTGAGGTGGTAGATGGAAACGGAGCGGATTTACCAGCGGCTGGAAAACCTGGAGCGCACCCAGGAGCGCCACTCCGCACTCCTACAGGAGCTCCAAAGGAGAATGGACGGGATTGAAGAAATGCGTGAGGACGTGCGGCGCATGGAGCAGAGCATCGCTCGGCTGGAGGGCCGGCTGGAGCAAATGCTGATTAGGATGGAAGAGCAGTTACGCGCCGCATCGTCCTGGAAAAGCATTATCTGGGCGCTCCTTATGCTCATCCTCGGCGGCATAGTCGCCGCGGGGTTTGAGTTGTTCCGGAAATAACTCTGGATATGAGTTTGAAACTCTGAATCAGAGTTCCAAAACCAGATTCAGAGTTTGGAGGGGGATGATGAGAATCGTCCATCCGCTGGGGCGGGCCGATATGGCCCGCGTAGATGCCAGTTTTCTGGATCCTAACTATCCCATTTGGCGGCGGCAGGCTGGGTTGAGCCCCGATGAGCACCCCGGGGTAGACCTAAACATTAGGGGCACTTCCGGGGACCAGGACCTGGGGTGGCCGGTGGTGGCCATCACGCTGGGGCGAGTGGTTCACGCCCGGTTCCACAGGGTCTGGGGCCACGTCATTCTCCTTGAACATCCGGCGTGGCTAGCCCAAAAACTCGGGTATCCGGCCCTCTATAGCCAGTACGCCCACCTACACCAGGTGTGCGTGCGGGAGGGGGAGTGGGTGTGGCCGGGGGAGCCGGTGGGGTCTATCGGGAAGGGGGACCCGGCTAGACCGTTCGCAGCTCATTTGCACTTTGAAATCAGGGTCCGGGGTCCCCAGGACCTCCCTCCCGATGCGTGGCCCAAGACCAAGACCGCCATCCTGAGCATGGGTTACCTGGACCCCGAGGCGTTCCTGAGCCGCGCCCTCTCCCCCGCCAGGCGGTATGAGTTCCCCCGTGGCGTAGTCCACTTTGACGGGCAGAAAGTGGGTCCGCTAATAATCAACCTGGAAGACCCCACCAAACCCCAGGTCCGGGTAGTGTAGCAGGACTGTAGCAGGTTATCCTTCAACCCAAACCCAGACCCCCAAAAAGGTGCCTTCAGATGCTAGTGTGCGCCAGATAATGCGCTGGAGTTCACATGAATCGCACTCAGGAGGTCACGGGTTCGAGTCCCGTCGGCTCCACCAAAAGCCCCCCGCCCTAGGGCGGGGGGTGGGCGTTTTGGCCTAGTGACCCGTGGAC